CGCTATCATTTGAGTATTCAGAGTGATAAAATACAACTATCAAAAACCGTTGAACCATAGGAAAAAACAATGACTGATACATTAACAAACATAGGCACCGTTGTTTCTGTGTCTGCTGCTGCACCCTCCACATTCGACCAAGCTGGTTATGAGGCGCTTTCGTTCTCAGAAGTGACCGGTGTTGCGTCAATTGGTGAGTTCGGCCCATCATACGAAATTCTAAACCATGTTGACCTGAAAGACGGTATCACTCAGAAAGCACATGGCGCTTTAAATTACGGCGACCCTGCTTTGCAGTATCGTATCGTTGAAGCAGACACTGGCCAAGGCATTCTGGATACAGCCCTGTCAGCTCGCACCACTATCAGCTTGAAAGTAGAACGTGCTTCTGGATTAGTTCAGTACGTTCAAACACTTGTTACCAGTGCGCCTACATCGGAAGGCACAAGCGGTGCTATCTACATGAAGTCCAGCAATCTTGCGCTTAAGTCTTCTATTGTTGAGGTAGCTGCTTAATATGGACATCAAGGAGCTAGGCACACAGAATGAAGTTATTGACGTTATCCATCCACAAGCGGGTGACGTTGGTATTAAATTCACTGTGTGCGACCCATTAAGCGCTGAATTTGCAAACGCTTCTGCTCGTATTGACCGCTCAAAGAGTGGCCCAGATTGGTCTGGCTTTGTTATCAATCAGGCGCTTTGCGCTGTAGTGGGTTGGTCTGGCGTTACAAAGGAAGGCAAAGAAATTCCGTTCACCAAGGAATTGGCGAAAGAGTATTTAACCAATCCTGAATATTATTGGCTATGCGTAGCTGTCGACGAGCATTTCGGCAAAAAAAAAGGCTACATGCAGACAATTATGAACAGATTAAAACCTTCATAAAGCTAATGGGATTCCTATCTGCCACGCAAGAAGGGCAGAAGGAGCCACGCTTAAAACAATGGAACTGGGGTTTTCCAGATCAAGGCCCGTTAGGGTATGTCTGGGACTGGATTTGTGAAATAGGCCTAGGCACTGTCATTACATGGCAAGAAATAAAAGCTTGGTCTGATATAACAGGAATCAAACCAACAAAAGACGAGGCGTTCGCCATCGTTCAATTATCAAGCGCTTGGCTCAGTGAACGTAATAGAGGCCACGGCAAACACGAAGTACCAGACTGGGCAGGTGATTTTTAATGACAGATATTGCAAAGCTTGCCATACAAGCGGAAACCAAAGGCGTAACGCAAGCGCAAGGCCAGCTAGACAAGCTTAGTACGTCAGCTGGTAAGGCTGAGAAGTCGACCAAGAACTATGCAAGCCAGTCAAATGATGCCACTAAAGCATCAGGGAGCTTTTCAAGCGCATCGCGTAACTTATCGTTTCAATTGAGCCAAGTAGCACAACAAGGTGCTGTAACTGGCAATTACCTTCAAGCGCTTACCATCCAGCTTCCTGATATGCTGCTTAGCTTCGGTACGCTTGGTATCCTTATTGGTGCGGCTGCTGGTGCTCTTGGTGGCCCATTGATTAATGCTCTAACAGGATCAAGTCAAGCCGTACAGGACTTGGATGAAGACCTTGGAGACTTGGGCGAAAGCTTTGAGGATTTAACTGATAAACAGCGAGAATATTTTAGGCTGGTATCGGCACAAAAACAAACTGACCCTCAACAGCAGTTCACTGACCTTTCCGATGAAATAAAAACAGCAGCCATAGAACTTAACAATCTTGAAAAAGGGTTTAGGCGTACTTCTCGTGGCCAGCGCATATCTATATCGGCTGATCCAGAAGACATTAGAGAAGCACAATTTGAACTAACAAAACTTGAGGCAGCTCGTGATAATCTTTCGACTAAAATACAGAATGAAATAGTATTACAAGAAAAGCTAGGGCGAACCAGCGAGCAAACAAACGAAGCCATCCGAGCGCAAATTGTAGATGACGCGCTTGCAGATAGAATAGATAACTTCGACAAGCTACGCGATGCTATTCTCAATAAAAACAAAACAGAGAAAGAGCTAGCTATCCAAGGTGCTGCTGAGGTCAACTCAGAGCTTGCGCTCGCATACTCCAATAACCTTATTGATTTTAACGAATACCGCTCATTAAGAGCAGAAGCACAGCTTAGCCTACAGGACCAGTTGAATGACATCGAAGAAAAAGGCCAGAAGCAGAGACAGCAAATCCTATCTGCCGGACAAATGTCCATGCTATCGGCAACTGGCCAGCTATTCGGCAACCTTGCAGAAATTGCAAAAGAGGGCGGCGAGAAGCAATTCCAAGAATACAAAAACCTAGCAAGCGCTCAGGCTGCCATTAGTGCATCATTGGCAATCGTCAAGGCATTAGCAGAAGGCGGGCCAGTGCTAGGGCCTATACTTGCAACGTCAATAGGTGCGCTTACCGCAGTTCAAATAGCTAAGATACAAGGCCAAGAATACCAAGGCGCTCGCGCAATGGGTGGCCAAGTATCAAGTGGTAACAGTTACCTAGTGGGTGAGAATGGGCCAGAGATTGTCCACATGAATGGCAACGGCAACGTACAAGCTAATCACAACCTAGGCGGCGGCGAGAATAACGTCACTGTGAATGTAAATATCCAAAGCGGTGTGACTAAAGCCGAGCTAGCTGGGTTGCTACCAAGCATTAACCAATCCGTTTATAATCAAGTATTTGCAGCAATAAACGGCGGCGGCTCAGCATCGCAAGCCGTAAGGAGGCGCGCATAATGGCCGTTAAGAATTTCCCGAATGTTAGCCCAGACGCTAACCCAAGCTTTACGCTTGAATCGAATATAAGTTCGTTCGAGTCTAGCTTAAACAAAAGCGTGCAGCACATGGAATTACCAGGCGCTCGCTGGCGTGGATCGGTTGCGTTTAGCAATCGTACTCGTCAAGAAGCTAACAAGATTAAAGCGTTTATGACTAGCCTAGGCGGTCAAGTTGGGCGTTTTTATTTAACGCCATTTGATGCTTACCAATCTGGCACTATGTCTGGCACTGGTGTTGTTGATGGGGCTGTGGCTTCTGGTTCGTCTTTATTGAATACAAAAGGCTGGAATGCTGATCAAGATAAACTGTTTGAAGCTGGCGATTATATCGAGGTTAATGGTCAATTATGCATGGTTCCAGAAGATGTTCCGAGTGTTGGTGTAATATATGACTACTATATTCAAAATAACTTCGACTTACAATCTGAATATGATGAGTGGGCTAGTATCGGGCAGTCCGGAGTAGTATCTGCTGGCGTTGTTACTATAACATCAACTAGCATTGACCCTCAAATGATTAGATCGGTAAGTTTTGATGGGAATGTATATAACCAAATAAAAATAAAAAGTAAGGTTACATCTGGCTCTAGTTTTGTCAATAAGCTATTTTTTCGAACAGTTTCATTGCCTAGTTTTGATGGCGCAAAAAGCTTTGATTTTAGCGAGATCGGGACGCCATCGGTCGGCGTAACAAGGGATGGACCAGACATTGATGGTTTTTTTACATTTACCATTGATTGTACTGTCAATTCATTTTGGTTGGAATCTAATGTCATAGGGATTCGAATAGATTTTACAAACACAGAGATAGGGGCTCAAACTGATGTTGATTATATATACATAAGAAATGACAGCCCAACTGCAACCGCAGACATCCCAATCGCGCCACCATTGCGTAAGGCGTTAACAGGAGGCGAGTCTATTATCACTAACGAGCCAAAGGGTAAATTTTACTTAGGATCAAATGATCAAAGCTGGGACATTAACGTAAACGGTGTACAGTCAATGGGGTTTGATTTCATTGAGGATGTAAACTAATGCCACGGAATATTGATCAAGTCATTATTGACTATCTAGCAACAGGAAAGCCGTTCAAGACGGCTTTTCTTGTTCTTATTGATTTCGATGAGCCGTATAGACTTGCATTAACGACGCTAAACGGCTCATATACGCATGAAGGTATTGAGTTTATAGGTCTTGGTTCGCTTGGGAATGTTTCCATGCCACAAGGTGATGGCAAGCTATCGCCAAAACAGTATGAAGTGACATTAAGCGGAATTAGTGATGAAGTGCTTGAAGCTATAAGCCAGCTCAACTATCTGAACAATCTAGCCACATGCTGGCAGATTTTCTTTGACGAGGATGGTGTTCAACTTGGCACGCCCGTGATTGCATGGCGCGGCTTAACAGATGCTGTTAATTTCAAATACGGAGAAACATCAAGCGCGTCCATCTCTATCAGGGATAGACTTGTAGACTGGGAGCGACCAAAAGTAGAGCGCTACACTAATGGTGATCAAGTAGCTAAATATCCTAATGACCGCTTTTTTGAATTCATATCTCAAGTTGCTACAAAAGAGGCGAACTGGCCAGAGTCAACTTGGTATCAAAAACAGTCCTAAGCTGTTAAAATTAGTAATCTTTTAAGGGTGTTGCTATGGGCCTGTTTAGTCAATTAGAGACGTTTGTTAATGACATTGGCGATAATGTCGGTGATGTGCTTCGGGGCGATATAGCCGGAGGCCTTGGCGGTCTTTTTGAGAACTCGCTAGACTTTATTACCCTTGGCTTCTATTCAAAAGTTAAGCAGGTTATAGATTCATTACAGCCGCCCGATTTACCTGCCCAAACCTACCAAGCGCGTTCACAAATGGGGCTGTCTGCTCAAACTCCTAGGCAATTTGTCTATGGCCGATGCCGCATAGGCGGGCAGCTTGCCTATTGGACAACAACCGGCGCAGATTCTGAGTTTATGCACATGGTTGTGACACTTGCCCCGCATGAACTGAGATCAATCAGCCAAGTTTATTTCAATGATGAATTAGCCATTACTGTCGATAATGACGGGGATAGTCTTTATTTAACCGTAGCTGAGAAATTCAATGGTGCAATAGCCCGACAAATATTCGTCGCCAATCCAAGAACAGAGGCGAGCAGTGTGCTTGTTGATGAAATGCCAGAGTGGACAACTGACCACATCGGGCGTGATCATGCCTATATTTACTTAAAGCTAAACTACAATAAAGAAGCTTATTCACGTGGAATGCCAAATGTTTCTTGTGTTGTTCGTGGTAAAAAAGTCTATGACCCAAGAACGCTAACAACATTATACTCAACTAACCACGCTTTAGTTTGCCTTGATTATATTTTGAGCGATAACGGACTGAGGGCTACATTAGACGAGGTTGATCTCGATTCTTTTATTGCTGGCGCAAACGTATGTGACGAGCAAGTCGATGGCATAGACGGCACAGAACCACGCTACGAAATAAATGGCACGCTAGAGTATAGCGCAAGCCCAATTGATAATTTAATGGCGCTTGCTGATGCTGGGCATGCCCTTATTCATTATGAGCAGGGCAAGTGGCAGTACGTCGCAGGCACTTATACTGCGCCAATTATGGATTTAGACGAATCTGATTTAGTTGGGGGTATATCTGTTATGACTGGCCCATCTAAGTCGGATTTAGTTAATACGGTCAAAGGTTCGTTTCTTGATCCTCGCCAAGATTTCGAGGTGGTGCAATTCCCACAAATTTCCATTGATACGTATGTAGCCAGAGATAAGGAAGTATTATCTGCTGAGATAAGCGCACCATTTACTATTACTGCAAGTGCAGCTAGGCGCATTGGAAAGCTTCATATAGAGCAGTCCCGCTTTGGTGTTCGTATGCAAGCTGCATTCAAATTTGTTGCTTTGAAGCTATTACCAGGTGACCGCGTGACGTTCTCAAGTTCTCGCCTAGGCTGGGACAAAAAAATATTTCGTGTTGTTGGCGGTGGCCAGTCTATCTCATTAATAGGCGGTATTGATTTAACATTGGCCGAGGACTCGCCAGATGTATGGAGCTGGACAGAGGGCGAAGCGCTAGACATTGATATTCCTCCTGCATTAAGCCTTCCAGATTCTAGTTTGTCCGCTCCTTTGCTTTTTGCTGCTAGTGAAGAACTGTATTCAACTAACGTGCAGAACATCATTAAAACCCGCGTCACTCTAACATGGGAGCGCGGCGGCGTTCGTTCTAATGCGTTTAATATCGAAACGAAGAAAGCCGGCGAAACTGAGTTTAGAGAATTAGCAAAAGGCTGGACAGGCACACAATTTACAATAGAAGACAGTGAGCTTGGCGAGTTTGAATATCGTGTTCAGGGCGTTAGTGATATTGGTAGGCTTAGCCCGTGGGCGAATTTAACGTATGAAGTACTAGGGAAAAGCGCGCCACCTGCTGATGTTCCAACTATTTCAGCCATACAAAGAAGTTACGGGATAGATGTCTCTTGGCAAGCTGTGCCAGACGCTGACGTTCAAGAGTACGAAGTTAGATTAGATCAGAACTTTGGAGAAGCTGGTTCGGTTTACACGGGCCGTCAATTGCGCTTTACAGATATTCGCAGGGCTGACGGCACGATTTACTATATAAAAGCATTAGACACGAGTGGTAATTATAGTGCCAATGCCACCAGTTTTGCGCCTACAATTACTGGC